AAGCTTGCTTTAGTCGTAGCAGTTGATGCTGATGCACTTGCCTCACTAGCTTTCGTTGTCGCAGTTGATGCAGAAGTTGAGGCATTTGATTCACTAGTTCCTGCATTGGTTGCTGAGGTACTAGCATTTGAAGCAGAAGTAGCTGCATTAGTTTCTGATGTTTCTGCACCAGTCTCTGCTGTTGCTGCATCTGTTGCCGAACTAGCACTAGCTATTGCTGAGGCTGCGGCTTCTGCAGCTTTTAATGTAGCTATTGTCGCTTGACTGCTAGCATCAGTAGTTGCATCTCCTGAACCACCTGGACCTCTAAATATTGCCATTTTATATTCCTATTTTGCAGATTTATTATGTGATTCTTTTTTCTCTACTTTAACTTCTTTATTAGGTACTTCTACATATCCATCATGTTTTTTCATTTCTTTAATATCCATTTCTGAACTGAATGAAACAGTATTTCCTGAAGCTACACATTTGAAAGTTACCATAACAATCTCCTAATTAATTTATATATTTATACTTACTCATAAAGTAAGCATAAAGATATCCCCTCCAAAGAGGGGAATCAGTATTACGCAGGTACTACCAATGCAAACGCAGAGTTATCACGTAATTCTTTAACACCATAAAGTGTATCTGATGTGTAAAGAGTACTTAAATAATCTTGCTTGTATTGTGTTTGTGATCTAATACCTAACTGTTCAACAAGAACAGCAGCATCTTTATGACCCATTAGAGCTACACGAGCTGCAGCTGAACCAGAAGTTGTATCACAGTTAGATGAAACATATACTGGCATACCATAAAGGTTACCAATTTGTCCATTTCTAATTGTGTTAGCATTTCCTGCTTCGCCAACAAAGTCCATAGCTGTATAACGATCAAGACCCATTAATGTATTTCTAGCTGATGGAGGAATCATAAAGAATCGTCCTTCAGTAGGAACATCATTGTCGTCTAAACGTTGAATAGTTCTACGGATAGCTGCATCAGTTAATGCTGATTGGTTATTAGAACCAGCAACATAAGCTGTTGTACCATCTCCACCAGCAAATCCAGCAGTATAAGCTGCAGTTGCAGCACCACCATTGAATGTTCTACCTAATTGAACCATATCAGTATCAATTTGTTTAGCTAGTGAGTAACCAGCATCGTCTGTATAAAAACGTCTAAGTGATGATAAAGCTTGTACTTCAACAATATCTTCAATAAAACGTGAGTATTCATAATGCTTGTTAATTAGTACAGGGATGTTAGTTTCTGTAGCTGCAATCAATGTAACTGCTGTTGATGCTGCTTTAACAGAAGCTGAGCCTCTAGCAGGAGAAGGGATATTTACTGTATCGCCTTTCTTGCCTTTAAAGGACATTTTTTTAAATACATTTGCTGCTACTAAATGTTTCTTGTATGCTGCAACTACCTCATCACTCCATATTTCAGGGATGAAGGTTGCGGCTGTGGTCTTAGTGACCTGGGGGGTTGGATAAGCCATTTTATATTACCTCTCTAAAAAGTTTAATTAAATAACCCTGTTTTCTTGGTATGCTAACATTATCTCTTCAGATAAAGAATCATACTTATCAGGATCATGTTGCATAAGATTTATAATATCGCTTCTACGATACTTCTTTTTTGAGACAGGTTCGTTACTCCCTTGACTGCCTATACTAGCTGCTTTCATTTGATTATCTTTATCAATTTTAGTTGTTTCAGCAACTTTAGCAACCCTTTCCTTTTTATCAGTCCAGTTGCCTAATAGTTCTGTTGCTGCATCATAATCAAAGTGTACTTCAGCTCTATTGTATAATTCAGAGCGAACTTTAGAACCTTTAATCCATTCTGCAAAATCAGGATCTTGAACTATCTGCTCTAGATTAGGATACTCAGAATTAAGCTTTGTTAATGTAGATGTTCTCTTCATTTGTAAGGCTTGTTCTTGAGCTTCCTTTATCGCAGGATGGTTCTCTACTGCTTTCTTAACATGCTTTGCAGGGTCATCATAAAAGTCTTCAGGTGTTACCTCTGTCTCTGTAGTCTGTGCTTCTTTCGATGTTTGTGTTTGAATAAAGTCATCAACTACCTTTCTAAGTTCACCTACTTCAGATCCTTGTTTACCAATTAGCTTTTCAGCAGCTTGGTGCATTTCAACAATTTCTTTAGCAGACTTACCTTTATACTTCTCAGGTAATTCATCCTCTACAACTTCTTTTACTGCAGGTTCTGGAATAGATTCTAACTCAGCATCGAGTTGACGTTCTACTTGTCCTTCTTCTACAGCAATGTCAGGTGCTGGGATTTCAATTACTTCATCTTCAACTTCATCTATTATATCAGCCATATCATTTCTCCTGTGCGATAAGCATTTTAGGAAGGTAACTGGGGAGACTAATCCTCAGCAGCCTTTGCGGTTTTTTGACGTGCATCTTGCCAATGTTTTCTTTCCCATTTAGCCGTAGCTCCTGGAAAAGATCCTGACCATCCTTCTAGGTGTATTGCAGGTGTGCTTATAATTTTATGAGCAACCTTACCACAAGTAGGACAATCTAGTTCTTTAGTGTACTCTACGATTTCTTCAAAGACTCCGCATTTAGTACACTCAAATTCAAATAGTATCTTCATTATTTAATTCCTTATAGGTCTGATCAGAAACATCTTTAAGAGTAAGTATCCAATTAAGAATATCTAATTGTCCTTTACGTTTCTGTAGTCCCTTATCATCATCTATAGTACTTATATTACTATACTGATCATATAAAGTTTGAACATCCTCTATAAGGTCTTTCCATCCATCAGTTACCATCATATCAAATCTATTTTCGTAATACTTTTCTAATTCAGTTTCTATCATACTAATATTATACCATATTTTATTTTAAAAGTCAAGCTATTTTTTCATCATTTGCATTTTAACTATATCTTTATTGTCTATCATATCTTGCCGTTTAAGGTCTAGTTCAGTCTCTTTTAACATTAACTCTGCTGTCTTAGCTCTACGTTTGAACTCTAGTTCTTGTTCATCAGCTTCACTTGGCAAGTTAGTAGCTAGAGCTGTCATCAATTTAGCTTGTATTTCTTGAGGTCTCATCTGAGCTTCTACCATATAGTTCTGAGCTTGTGCTGTATTTTCTTGAGCTTCAGCATTAAGCAGAGCAATCTGTGCTTGAGCTTGAGCCATAGTTAATTGAGAAGTCTGAGCTTTCTGTTGTTGTTGTTGCTGTGTTGTTTGTAGTAAAGTAGCTTCTAGTTCTGATTTATTAGGTAAGCTAGAGTTTTTAATAATACCTTGTAGTAATAGAGGTAATATAGGTGAATTAGGTCCTAATGTTTTTAGTAAGTTAATAAACTGTACCTGTTCTACTTCTTTGGCTAACATACCTAAAGATGAGTTAGCTACAAATTTATAGTCTGCTACTGGGAAGTGTTCAGGATCAAACTGCATAAATCTATATGCTGCTTTTTCTATAAATGGTATTAAGAAGTTATCTTGAAAGTTAACTAAAGTACGTTTATTCTTTTTAAGTATACTAGCTAAGGTTACTGATAGTTCACCACCTGTAGGTTGTTTAGTATCACTTGCTGTATCTAATGTATTAGTTGCTTGTAACAGCATTTGTTGAAATGCCTGAGCAGTCTGTAGATTAGATTGGTCTGTTACACCAAACTTAAATGGCATAAGGATTTCACTTGGAGCACCATTAGTAAGAATAGTTTTACCTGGTCTAATTTCAAACTTAGCTCCTCTAGGTAAACGTGTAGCATCCATACCCATCATAGGTGCTGTAGTTAATGCTAAAGAATCTAGGTGTGCTCGTAGTTGAGCATCTAAAGCCTTTTGCATATTAAAACCTTTTTCTGCTACTCCTCTACCCCAGAATCTATTAGGTACAGTATCATCTTGATAAGCTACTAGAGGTCTATCTTTCATCATGTAAGGAGAGCGTTCTGCTTTAAGAAGAACATTATCATTACCAATAACTACAATAGCTTCTACTAAGTTACCATAAGTTTCTAACAGGTCAGTACCACCTTCAATTACATCTTCTACTGACATGCTTTCTGGATCATCAATTAGTTTTTCTGGTACTAGTCCATAGTATCTAAGGATTTTAACCTTGTCTTGGTCATACTCTTCATCTATCCAAGATTCTTCTAAATCTAGCTCAGAGGGAGCATTACCACCTAAGTCTGCTTTTAAATAGATTCCAGATTCCATGTTTTCTGCTATCTTATGTGCAGATACAAACTCTTCAATAGCACAACCCATAGCATCTTGAATACTTACAGCATTAGGGTCTATTAGAAAGTTTTGAGGACTAACTGGATTTAACATAATACTTATTTTATCTTCAGACCTAGTACCAATAGCAATAGAGTCTAACTCATCCATAACTTTAGTAGCTGGGACTAAGTTTTTTGTCTTCTTAAGAACTACTTCACCAATCCCTGTACCATATATAGAAGACAATAGTATAATGTCACCAACAGATTTACGAAGACCATTCTTCTTAAAACATTCTTTCATATAGTTCTGTAAGTACTGAACATCTGCAGTTTGTTTATCTGCCATGTCATCATCAATACTAAATAAACTATCTCCTGAACCAAATACTCCCTCTTCTATTTCAGAAGCATGGTTTTCAATAGCTTCTTGTAAAGCAGGTGAAACAATACGACTTCTTTCTGATTCACGCATTCTATCTTCTGCATGCCAGACTCCTCGCCATAATCTTTCATATTCTTTCCAAGCTTCTAAATAGTTATCATCTCGATTGTCTCTCCAATCAGTACAATGACCCTGTATCCAAGTAACTAGTTTCGATGGTGCTGCATATTCTGCCATGTTTTTTTTTCCTTATTTAATATCCACTGACTACATCAAGAACTTCATAATCTTCTTCTACATCATCAAAGACTGTATCTGTTATCTGTATCTGATCTATGTATGCTAGTGAATCCACTAGATCATCGTGTAACTGGCTATTTGGGAAATTAACCAGTTGATCAATAAAAGCATTATTCCAGTCACCATAATTAAGTGTAACTTTCCCATGTTCAAATCTTCCTTGTAGTGCCCAAACAATACGCTCTGTTTTCTTTTGGTTTCCATGAGTGCAGTCCTCTATTCTAAAGTAAGTATTATTCTTTTTCATTAAGTCCATTAAATAAGGTAGTGCTGCATTTTTTAAACTACCTTTTTCTATACCTACTCTAGTAGGCTCATACTCTTGAACTAAGTTAAATATTTGCTCACAAGTTTCTTTAATGTCCCACCTACCATGCTTAATTTCAGCCACCCACCAACCATCATTGTGTACTTTAACAACTGCAATAGATGTTTCATCAAGTTTACTATTTTTATTACCTGCGTCTTTATCAACTTTAATAAAGCCTGCCAAATCCACTGCAATAAAGTAATTACCTTCATTCGGTTCCTCACTTTCTATATGTATCCAATCTTCTTTAAATATATCTCTAGAAGCTGCTTCAAATGAAGCCAAAAATTCTTGTCGAAAAGCGAACGAACTCATAGAGTTCTTAGCCGCATCAATTTCACTAGCAGGTATTAGTGGATTATCATAGGATGAGTAGTGAAAAGCCTTCCAATCCTTATCCTTGTCCATATCTGCATACTTATATAACTCGTAAAAATGGTTTCTTCCTTTAGGAGTCCCTATAAATAGT